TCGATGAAGGCGTCAACGATTTCACGCATGACATCACTCGGTTTCCCGTAGTGCATGGCCTTACGATGAAATTTGGTGCGACTGGACTTCGAGACCCTGACGGTCAGGAAGCAGTCTAGGTTTGGTGACTTTGGCATTTATTTCTCCGAATCCGTTGCACAACTGTACCACACTCGTGTACCATTGCAAGCACCGCAACGAAAATATTTTGGAGAAGGATGTGAGTAGGACGTTTAACACCGCAGGAGTTGGTCACGATGAGTGGCTGACTCCGAAGTGGATCACGGATGCACTGGGTCCGTTTGATCTTGATCCGTGTAGTCCGGGAGACAGGCGACCGTGGGATACCGCATCGCGCCACTTATCACTGCCGACGGATGGTTTGAGTGTACCGTGGGAAGGGCGAGTGTGGTGCAATCCACCCTACGGAAAAGAGACCTTTAAGTGGCTTGGGAAACTAGCAGACCACGGTGACGGAATCGCACTTATTTTCGCAAGAACTGAGACGAAGGGGTTTCACCGACAGGTTTGGGACAGGTCGCATGCGGTTCTGTTTATTGAGGGAAGACTCGCTTTCCACCGAGTTGACGGAACAGTGGGGGATGTGGCAAACGCTCCGTCATGTCTGATCGCATACGGGTGCGCCAACGCCACTCGACTGATGTTTTCCGGGATTCCGGGAAAGACGGTGGTGTTGAAATGAACCAGCCAAAAAGAAACCCGCCGAAGCGGGTTAAGGGGTCCAACACCCAGGAGATGGCACTGACTCACGGGACCATTCTATGACAACTGAATCAGTGGCACAACACCCGGCATCCGTGGACGCATACATCCGCCAAGGCTGGTCCCTTGTGCCAATCCCGGCCGGGACGAAGGGCCCCAAACTCGCAGGCTGGAACCAGAGAGGAGCGGCGCTGCGTTCACAGGCTGATCTGCCTCCCGGGTTCGGTATCGGCCTTGCACACGCTTACAGCGGCACTATGGCGCTGGACATCGACCACTGGGACCGCGCCTGCAACGAACTCGCGCTCCAGGGCATCGACCTGCAGGGGCTCTACAACGCCCCGGATGCCGTGATCATCGACTCGGGCAGGCAGGGGCACGGCAAGTTGCTCTATGCGATGCCGTTCGGCCTTGCGCTGCCGTCCAAGAAGGTCACCCGCGCCGGCACCACGATCTACGAGTTGCGCTGCGCCACGACGAACCATCTCACGGTGCAGGATGTCCTGCCGCCGAGCATCCACCCAGACACCAAGCAGCCCTACCGCTGGGCCGGCAGGGGCCACTGGACCCGTCTGCCGGTGATCCCCGAGGCCCTGCTGGACCTGTGGCAGTCGCTCTTGTCCACCACGGTGCTCGATGCCGTGGCGCCCACCAGCACCTCGTGGGACGAGATCGTCTCGGCGCTGTCGGCGATCAACCCGGACTGTTCCCGCGAGGAGTGGATCATGTGCGGCATGGCGATCCACGCCAACGCTGCCGCCATCGGGGAGATGGAGCAGGGGCTCGCGGTCTGGAACACCTGGAGTGCCAAGGGTGCCAAGTACCCGGGCGAGCGCGACATCCTGACCCAGTGGGCCTCGTTCCGCGAGGACAAGGGCACCCGGGTGCAGATCGGTTCCCTGTTCCACCTCGCCCGATCGAACGGGTGGGTCAGGCCGATGCCCGACGCCGCGAGTCTGTTCTCACCCACGGAGACCATCACTCCACCGGCGCAGGTGAGTGCGAGCCTGACGATCGCACCTCCCAACATCAACATGCGCCTGCTTCCCGAGGTTCTGCGGGTGCGTGCGGTCGAAATCAGCGATCAGGTGGGGTGTGACCCCCTGGTGCCCTTTTTCGCGGGTCTTGCGGCGGTCTGTGGGGCACTGGACGCCCGGACCCGGCTGGAGTTGGTCCCGGGGTTCAAGGTGCCGCCGATCCTGTGGATCATGAGCATCGGGGAGCCCGGGGACAAGAAGACCCCGGGGTCAAAGCCCATGTTCAAGGTGCTGGAGCAGATCGAGCACGAGGACGGGCCACGGTTTGCAAAGGAGGCGTTGGCCTTTGAGGTGCAGGAGGTGCGCTACAACAGTGCCAAGAAGGCCCTGTTCGACGCTGCTGCGAGCCCCGAGGCGCTGCTCAACAACACCGTGATGCCGACGCTTCCCGCCGAGCCCACAAGGCCCGTAAAGTGCCGCATCACGGTGTCGGACATCACGAGTCAAAAACTCGTGCGGCACTGCGCCGATCGACCCCGCGGTGTCCTGTGTGCCCTTGATGAGATGGCCTCCTGGGCCGGTAAGCTGGTGGACCCGAGGTCCGGCGAGGACAAGTCAGCCTGGACCGTGGCCTACGAGGGGCATCGCTACGAGATGGACCGGGTGGGGGCTGGGACGATCCTGGCCGAGAACTACTCGGTCGCCATCTTCGGCAACATCCAGCCCCGGGTGCTGCGCGAGTCGATGTCGGCACTCGCCAAGGATGGTCTGATCCAGCGGTTCATCCCGGTTCCCCTGCGTGCCGAGCAGACCCGGCTCGGGGATCCGCTGCCGGAGTACATGACGACTGCAGCAGCCTACGATCAGATGATCCGGGTCTGCTACGGGTTGCCGGCCATGACGTACCGACTGAGCGAGGGGGCTCGCAGGCGCTATCGGACGTTCCAGGAGTGGTACAACAAGCGCATGAGTGATGAACGCCTGCTGCGCTCCAGCGAGACGTTCCAGACGGCCTTGGGTAAGGCCGAGGGGTTGTGCGGTCGCATCGCTCTCGTGTGGCACTGCATCGAGGCGCCCTACAGCATCGAGGTGTCCGAGGAGTTGATGTGCCGGGTGGTCGAGTTCATGACCCGGTACGTGATCCCGGCGCAGCGGTACGTGTTCGACGGGGAACTCGCAGACTCTCAGAGTTTGGGCCAGTGGATGGTCGACTATGTGATCCAGTATGCCGACGAGCAGGTGCTCACGCTGTCGCAGATTCGCAGGAGCGCGAGGCGCCCACTGGAGCGGGCGAAGTTGTCCTCGTGGCTGGAGATCCAGGCGGTGCTGCTGGCGATGCAACCTCTCGAAGATGCCCGGTGGGTGGCGAGGATGGACAACGGGGAGGCCGAGTCAAAGGGGATCGCCCAGTGGGCCGTGAACCCGTCGCTTGCGAAGGTGTTCAAGAACCACAGGGTCGAGGTGCTGGAGGCGAAGCAGCGCAGGGCCGACGAGATGTACAAGGACAACCCGAAGATGACAGGGGCACCAAGGGTTGCGGGGTTCGATGATGTTCAACAACTGAGGAAGGAAGCATGATGACACGAGAACGAGAATTGTTGCAGCAGGCGCTGGATGCGCTGGACCGTGCGATCAGTGATGACCGCGCATACATCCGCGAGTGCAAAGACGCAGCAGAAGCAATCCGCGCCCATCTGGCAGCACAGCCCGCCCCTGTGCCGCTGACGGATCTGCAGCTTTCCGAGATTGCCGTAAGCGATGAATTCTTGCTGTATTGCAGCCAAGACGAATTCAACGAAATTGCCCGCGCCATTGAACGCGCACACGGAATCACAGGAGGCAGCAAATGAGCGTCAGTTACCCAAGCGACTCGCGTCCACATATCCAGATGCGGCACATCGACGGCCCCGTGCTGTGGATGCGAGACGGCAGGGCGCACTGGCTTACGATATGGGAGCGCATTGCTGTGCGCTTCGGTTGGCAAGATGCCTACTCGCTGGAGCGCAAGTATTGGGGAGGCAGCAATGGCTGACCCGATCATCCTGCCGCCGCTGCCACACCCCGTCATGAATGCCATGCTTGGCGATGATTGGGCAGACCTTTTCACCGCCGACCAACTCCGCGCCCGCGACCTGGAGATCGTCCGGCTGGTGCTGGAGGGTGCAAAAGGGGCGCTTGTGCAGGCGTCAATCGAGGCAAAGCGCGGTACCGACCGCGCTGTACTGACCGCCGCCGCAATCATTGTCCGCGCACTGGAGGTACGACACCATGAGTAACGACATCAAGCCCGCTGCATGTGGCTGGTCGCAAGATGGCGACAGCTACAGCGACACATGGGCCACTTCCTGCGGCCACTATTTCCGCCTTGACGACGGAACTCCCACGGACAACAAGATGGCGTTTTGCTGCTACTGCGGCAAGTCGCTTGTGTCGTACCCTTTTGTGGAGGATGAGGATGAGTATCTTGACCTAGACGACGTGTGCGCCGGACACCCACTTGCGCAACGAGAGCTTGCTGCACTTCGGGCAGAGGTAGCGGGGCTGCGGGCGTTTGTTGAGCATGTGCGGCGCAACGGAAGCACGCACCTAGCGAACATGGCGGTTGCTGTGCTGGCCGCACGGAAGGGGGAGGCATGACCACATGGCACAAAGGCCCGCCGCCAAGCTGCGGATGGTGGCCGTGCAGAGGCGGGAAACGCATTGTCCTACGCTGGTGGGATGGGCAGCGGTGGAGCTTGGCCGCCGACCAGTGGCAGGGCGCATTGGTCGCCGCATGGTGCGCAGCACGTCCGGAGGCCGACTACATGCAGCCCCACATCGAGTGGACCGAGCGGCCAGACTGGTGGCCGGAGAGGAGTAGGACGTGAGCGAACTAGACCGCATCGCCGAGCTTGCCGTGCAGAACGAGCGGGAGCGCATCTACGGCTTGCTGCTGATGCATCCGTGGCGCGGACCTGACGCCGATGAAGAGACCGCCATCGATCGCGCAATCAAGGCAGACCGCTTTGACCTGATGACGCTGGTCCGCATGGGCGTGGAGGCTGGCAGCAAGGAGGCGCTGCAGGTGGCTGCTGTGGCATGGGGCAAGGCGTCTGAGGTCGGCGCGGATGTGATCGGTTTTCCGCCCACGGGCAATAAGGGGGAGTGATGGCCGACAAGAAACCCAACCGCATCAGCGAAGACGGCCTTGCCCCAATCTCCCCAAGAATCTCCCCAGGAATCGCCCAGGCGCCGACCCCACGGGCACCGCGACCTGGCATGCGCCCAGCCACAGAGCGCGCACCCATCCATCACACCAGCGCCACCTCGGCCTCGCGCCGCAGCACCAGCCCACGCAGCGGCCGCCCGCCGCCGCGCACCCACTTGCGCAGCTCGGCCGGCACCGCCTCCCAGTCCCCGGCGTTGACCTTGCGCCGCAGCGTGCTGGCACGCAGCTGTCCGGCCCCCAGGTTGAAGGTGAAGTCGATCAGTGCAGCCACCCTGCCCGGCTCATCAGCGCCCGGGCACAGTTGCGCAACCGAAGGCAGGTAGACGGTGCGCACCATCCACTCCAGCAGCTGCTCGGCGCGCTCGCGCGTGATCGGCGGATCCGTGAGCCGCACCCGCTGGCCGTCCTCGTAGTAGGTCGCCCCGTAGCCGATCGTCGGCACGCCGGCCGGGCACAGGTAAGGACGCAGGTACAGCCCCTCGAAGCGCCGGGCCAGTGCCGCGGCGATGGCGATCGGGTCATTTCCCACGCTTGCCCAGCGTCCGGTCAGCCAGGTAGATCCCCAGCGCCGCGAAGATCACGGACTGCGTGCCTTCGCTCAGCGCAGTGATGGCGCCGATCTCGGCCAGCGTCAGCATCGCCACGCCCCAGGTCGCCACGCCGGGCCGGATCACCGCGTTCCAGGCATCGACCCAGGCCACGCCGACCGATCGCCCGGTGGCCTTGACCGCCTCCAGCCAGCCCTCGGCCTCCAGCTGCCCAACCGCGGCATCGGCCTGCACTCGGATGACCTTGACCTGCTGCTCGGCCTCGAAGCGCACCGACTCCATGCGCCGCTCGTGCGCCCGGTCGTCCAGCTCAGCCTGGAAACGCAGCCGCTCCATCTCGTTCGCGTGCTCTTGCTTGCGCGTGAAGAAGGCCGATACCTCGCCCCAGATCATCCGGAACACCGACCCGCCAAGGAAGGACAGCAACGCAGAAAACATGGTCAGGGCCTCACTTCGGATTGGGGAATGGGCAGTCCTTCGGCCAGTGGCCGGTGGCGCCGCAGCGCGCGCAGAACGGGCTCATGGATCGACCTTCAAGCCATAGGCCCTGACAAACTCCTGGATCGGAAGCAGACAGCGATTACCGCACCCGAGCCGGGCCATCAGCTCAATGTAGGGTCGCACCCAAGGCGCAACTTGTATGCGGATAGTGATGTTGGTGTTGGCCATGGTCATGCCAGATCCACAATGCCGGCCTGCACGCCGGCGTCGGTGATGGTGATCACCCGGTTGACGACCTTCTCCGGCGTCCTGGTGCTCACATGGACCCATTGCTTGCCGCGCACACCCTCCAAGATGAGCTGCCCTATCCCCAGCACCGACACCAGCGGCGCCAGAGCCCGGGCGACCTCGGTGGCGGTGCCGTACCGGGGGCAAACGATGTCGGCAGCGTGGCCGCGCGGGTGGTCGCTGGTGCTGGAGCCGCCGACGGCCATGTTCAGGCGCTCGCACCGGTAGCCGCTGGTGACCGTGATCGGTGCGTTGAGCGTGCTGCGGATGCGCTCCAGCATCTCGGCGACCATCAGCAGCCGCGGGATCAGCTCCGGCGGCGGGGTGTTGTCGATGCCCAGCTCGCGGGCCTTGTTGGAGGCCGTGAGCTCGGCCAGGCTGAAGTGGGGGGGTCAGCTGCATCATGGCTCCTTCCGTTGGAACGCGGCCGGCGGCGACTGCTGCCAGTACCTGGCGGTGACGGTCTGCACCAGCGCGATGCTGGCCAGCAGCAGCAGGCTGACGGCGTCGGGCTCCCAGCTGATCAGCAGCGGCGCGAAGGTGGCGAACAGGGCCGAGACGCTGAGCAGCCAGAAGGACAGCAGGATCGGCGGGCTGGTCTGGGCGTTGGTGCGGGTCGCCCGGCAGAAGCACGACCACAGCAGCACGCCGCAGAGCAGCTCGTGCAGCACCATGAGCGCGGTCATTGGGTCGGCCCTCCCCGCTGATCGCCTCGCTGCTCTCCCAGTCGGCTGACCAGGTTGACCAAGGCGCCACGCAGGCCGGCCAGCACCGGCCGCCAGCCGTTGCCCATGGCGCCGATACCGAATGCCACCAGGGCTACCGACTCGACGGCGGGGACGCGGTAGGTGGTCTCGATCCAGTAGGCTGCGCTGCCGGTGAGCACCACGGCGCCGGCCACCACCCGCAGCAAAAAGGCGGCGCCCTGCATCCGGGTCACCGTCGGCATTGTCGAGAGCGGCCAGAGGGCGCCGGCCAGGGCGGCAAAGACGATGAGCGCATACGGGCCGGCCATCGGGCCCAGGACGGCGATCGCCAGCGCTGTGATGCTGATGCTGGAGGCGGAGGGTTCGGCCATCGGTGCAGCTCCTTCAGGCGTCCGCGGTGACCCGCAGCACGTTGGTCCCGTCGCACTCCACGACAGCGACCTTGGCGGTGGCGATCGTGACGCCAGTGCCACTGGCACCGATGACCTGGACCGAGCCACCGGTGCAGTTGTTGCGCACGACCCAACGCCGGCGCACCAGCGGCACCACCAGGTTGCGGGTCGCCGTGAGCGCTCCGGTCGTGACCAGCGTGTCGCACAGGGCTTGCGCCTGCGTGATCGTCTGGTTGGCGTCCGCCATGGCCTGGGTGGCGATGCCGTAGGCCAGGCGGGCCAGCTCGGCCGCGTCGCGCTCGTCGGTGTAGCTGGTCACGCCGCTGACGGTGGTGACCACGCTGTACAGCGGCGCGTAGCGCGGGTCGCGCGATGTGCCGACCACGACCGTGCCGGCCTGGGTGAGCTGGATGTAGTTGGTGGTGCTGCCAGTCAGCGCGACGGTGCCGTTGGCAATGTCCGTCGGTGTGCCGTTCACCAGGATCTGGCCGCCGTAGTAACCCCACGTCAGACCGGTCGTGGTGCTCTCGCGGCGGCCGCCCAGCGCTGCCGGGCTCATGGCGTCGAAAAGCTGGTTGATGCGGACCTCTTTGCCCGCCTGGCTGGAGCTGAGCTGATCGAACTTGCTGGTGGTGCTACTCATGCTGGTGGACCTCAGAATGGCGCCGCGGGCGGCGTGAAGGCGGCGAAGTACAGGGCCTCGCCTTTGGTGATGCGCACCTCGTCGTAGTAGGTGGTGTCGCTGGACTCCAGCTGCCACCCGCCCACCATGACGACCATCGAGCTGCTGTAGTTCAGGCTGCCGGCGCTGGCCACAC